ATGGAATCCCCCGATGATATTCGCACTGGACCGGTGCGTATTCGCCGCCGCGTCCAGCCTCCCATCAAAGACCGCGAGCTCGCTGGCGCTGCGGCGACTTTCGCGCCGCAGATGAGCGATTGGGAATTGTCCGAGCTGGTCCCGTCCTCGCGCAATGCGCGCACGCATTCGAAGAAGCAGATCCATATGATCGCCGAGAGCATCAAAGCGTTCGGCTTCGTGTCGCCGATCCTGGTGACGAGGGCAGGCGAGATCGTCGCGGGGCATGGTCGCTATGAGGCCGCCAAACAGCTCGGCCGAACGAGAGTTCCGGTGATCTGCATCGATCACCTCGGTCCGCAGCAGATCCGGGCGTTGCGGATCGCGGATAACCGCTTGGCTGAGCTGTCGGGTTGGGACGACGAGATCCTGAAGCTGGAACTGGGCGAACTGATCGAACTCGACTTCGAGGTTGATGTCATCGGCTTCGAGACCGCCCATATCGATGTGATCCTCGACGGCAATGCGCCGGCCGTGGCGAAGGCCGATCCGGCGGATGTTCTGCCGGAACTGCAGGACGTTGCGGTGACCGAGCGCGGCGATCTCTGGTTGCTGGGTGAGCACCGCATCTTGTGCGGCGATGCGCGTGATCGCGAGGACTATGAGACGTTGCTGGGCGGTGAACTCGCGCAGATGGTGTTCACCGACCCGCCCTACAATGTGAAAATTGATGGTCATGTCGGCGGTCTCGGCCGGACCAAACATCGCGAGTTTGCGATGGCGTCGGGCGAGATGAGCAAGCTCGAGTTCACCGGTTTCTTGCATGCGGTCTTCGCTGAGATCGCGGAGGCGTTGCAGGAGGGCGCGCTCATCTATAGCTGCATCGACGGCCCGCATCTGCACGAGATGTTGAACGCGGGCTATGGCGTCTTCGATGAGCTGAAGTCGGTGATCACCTGGGCCAAGGCCAATGCCGGGATGGGTTCGCTCTACCGAGTCCAGACCGAGCTGATCACGCTCTGGAAGAAGGGCAAGACGCCGCACATCAACAATATCGAACTCGGCAAGCACGGTCGCTATCGCACCACCCTGTGGAGCTATGCGGGTGTGAACGGCTTCCGCAAGGGCCGGATGGCGGAGCTGGCGAGCCATCCGACGGTGAAGCCCTGCGCGATGGTGATGGACGCGATCAAGGATTGCTCCAAGCCGAAGGGCATCATCCTCGATCCCTTCAGCGGGTCGGGCACCACGCTGATCGCGGCGGCCAAGACGAAGCGCCGCGGCTATGCCATGGAGTTTGACCCGCTCTATGTCGACGGCGCGATCCGCCGTTGGGAGGCGCTGTTCAAGGACGAGGTGCGCCACGCCGAGACCGGACTGACCTTCGCAGAGATGGCGGCGCAGCGCGGGCGCGATGCCAGCGCCGGCATGGCGTCGGATGAGACTGTTGGAGGGGGCCATGTCTCGTGAGGATGCTCCCCCCGCCGTAGGCTACAAGAAGCCGCCGCAGCATACCCGCTTCCGCAAAGGGCAGAGCGGGAATCCGTCCGGGCGCCGCAAGGCGGCGCCCGCTTTGGATGTGATGACCTTATTCGACAACGTGCTTGGGGAACGGATCACGGTGACCCGCAACGGTCGCCGCCAGGTGGCGACGAAGCTTGAGGTGTTCATCCGCCAGACCATAGATGGCGCCTTGAAAGGGGACGCGTCGGCACGGCGCGACCTCTTCAAACATCTGGAGGCCAAAGAGCGTATCCGGGCTGCCTCCCAGCCGCCCGAGGAGGGCGTCGGCGAGCACGAAGAAGATCTGAAGGAGCGCTTTCGTGCTCGGGAGCGGATGCTTGAACAGGGAGGCCGCGATGAATGATCCGGCCTCTCTGTCTAATATCTTACGGCAGGACCTGGCGAGCTTCATCGAGCAGAGCTTCGTGACGCTGGAGCCGGGCGCGGCCTATCAGCACAACTGGCATATCGAGGCGATCGCCTATCAGCTGATGCGGGTCTGGAGCGGCGCGTGCAAGCGGCTGATCATCAATGTGCCGCCGCGCTCGGCCAAGTCGATCTGCGTCACGATCGCCTTCACGGCCTGGTTGATGGGCCATGATCCCCGTAAGCGGATCATGGCGATCAGCTATGCCCAGGAGCTCTCCCTGACCCACGCAGCCGCCTTCCGCAGCGTGGTGACCTCCGATTGGTACCGTCGCGCTTTCCCGGCGTTTGCGATCAAGGCCAATCGGGGCCAGGAGATCCGCACCACGGAACACGGCTATCGTTATGCCTCGTCGATCGGCGGTTCGGTCTTGGGCCGCGGCGCCGATCTGATTGTGATCGACGATCCGATCAACGGGCTTGAAGCCGCCTTGTCGGCGGCAGCCCGGCGTCGGGTCCAGACCTTTTATGATGGTACACTCTACTCCCGGCTGAACGACCGTAAGAACGGCGCCATCGTCATCGTGATGCAGCGCCTGCACGAGGATGATCTGGTCGGCCATGTCCTGGAGAAGGAGGATTGGGAGGTTCTCTCGATCCCCGCCATCGCGCCGGACGATTGCTGCTACCGCATCGGCCAAGGGCAGGAGGCGCTCTATCGGCGCCAACGGGGTGAGATCATGCATGTCGGCCGCGATACTTTTGCGGATCTCGAGGCGATCAAGCGCAATCTCGGCGCCTTGAACTTCTCGGCGCAGTACCAGCAGAACCCGCTGCCGGCCGAAGGGCAGATCATCAAGCGCGATTGGCTGCATCATTACGACGAGCGGCCGGCTGAGTTCGATCTGAAGGTTGTGTCCTGGGATACGGCATCGACTCAGGCCGAGCATTCCGACTGGTCGGTCGGGATGGTCTGGGGGGCGGTCGGGCAGAGCTATTATCTGATCGACCTCGTCCGGGGTCGCTGGGAGGCGCCGGAGTTGCGGCGCAAGATGATCGATCTCGCCGGGAAGCATACGGTGGATGCCACGCTGGTCGAGGATACCGAGCTCGGGCGGGCGCTGTCGCAGGATCTGCGGCGTACCGGTGCGCTGCATCCGCTGCTTCAGCAGTCGCGGATCGATAAGCAGGCCAGGCTGATGGCGCAGGCCGCGCGCTTCGAGGCGGGGCAGGTGTTCCTGCCGCGTGAGGCTGCCTGGCTCGCCGATTATCTCGGTGAGCTCCTGGCGTTCCCGCTGGCGCGCCACGATGACCAGGTCGATGCGACCAGCCAGGCTCTCAAGTACCTGACCGCGAAGACGCCGACGATCCGTGAGCGTCCGCAGCGGATCGTACGTCCGCAGCGTCGTGTTCGGCCGCAAGCCTGACACGACTCTGTAACGCTACGGCTGCACCGTCACGACGGTCATGCTGTAGCCTCGAGCGGCCATGCAGCCGACCATGATCTGGCGCAGCGCCTGGTTGCGCTGACCTTCCAGCATGCCGGCCTCCATCGCATCGGCGAGACTACGACCCATATGGATTGGAGCCGCCATGGCCTGGGCCTTGGCGGCTTCGCCCTTGCAGATGGCATCGTCCTGCTGAAACTGGGCGACTGCTCCGGCATCGCTGCGTCCGTCGTAGCGGTCGAAGCGCATGGCGGTACGCGGGACGCACGCGCTGGCGGCACTGGCCAGCATGATGGCGATGGCGAGGGCCGGCCAGCGGCTGCGCCTGGGTTCTGGGCAAGAGGTTGTCGAAAACACGGATGCGAACTCCATCGAGCAATCGGGATCAGTGATCATCGCGGCGCCAGCTCGCTGGCTTGGCGAGCGGGCGGGAGGCTCTCATCTGGGGCGATGGTCTCTGGAACCCGCGCGAGAGGAGCGGCCGGATCCCGAGATGGCGGGCCTCGCGCCGTTTGGCTTCGGCGATGACCGCGAGATCCCGAGCAGTCTTCGCTCCGGGCGCGCGGTGACAGCAGTCACGGCCGAGAACGCGCCCGTCCTCGATCGAAAGCTCTCTTGTCTTGTCGAGGATGAGCGCTTCTGGAATGACATGGTCGAACTCGACGACCTTGCCGGAGACATTGAGGCCGCAGCCTTCGCAGCGGATGCAGCCGCGCTCATCCATGGCTCGCTTGAGCATGGCGACCTTCTGGCTGCGGGTGAACTCGCGACGGCCACTCATCACGCTGCCTCCAGTCGACCGTAAGCGGCGACCTGCGTGACGATCCGATCGAGTTCCTCATTGAACTGTGTGACGGCGGCGCTGAGTTCAGCGATGAACGCTTCGTCGCGATGGGCTCGGGTGATCATGATCGGCAGCCCCGGCCAGTAGATTGCCAGATCGATCCAGTCGCGCTCCGCGATCCAGAGCTGGCCCTGACACTGGGCCTTGTGCTCCGGCGGGAACTCGCCCTTGAGCAACGACTCGATCAGGAGATGCGGCAGTTTGGTCTTGATCTCGAGCAGGCCGTCCTTGCCGATCAGCGCATCGGGCGATGCGCCGGCTCGTCCACGGCGCAAGAACCCGACGGTCTCGCAATCGAGGCCGGTGACGAAGCTGTAGGCGCTGCGAGCCTCTTCCTCCATCAGCTTGCCGCGTTCCATATGGGCAGAGGTGAAGCTCTCCATCACCTCGCCTGTCAGGCGTTCGCCGGCGAGCTTGTAGAGATAGGTCTGCCGGGTCCGGCTCTCGGCGCCACCCCGTCCCTTGGTTAGGATCGAGGCGAACTCTGAAGCTGTGGGAATGCCGAGGCGGGCTTGCGCCCATTCCGGCGAGCCTTGTGTGCAGTTGATGATCTCGAGCATGGTCAGGCCCGTCCCTTCCTGGCGTTGAGCATCACCAGCGCCTGCCGGAAGCGGCGCGCCGGCAGTTCGGCAAAAGCCTTGATCTTGAAGAAGCGCAGCAGGGCTTCGCGCTCACCGCCGACCTCGTCGATCAGCGCGAGAAGCTCGCGAGCTTGCTGGCGGGTGATGGTCTCAGCCACCCCTGCGGCCTTGCCGTCATCGTCGTCCGCGGCCGCGAGCCCCAACGCTGCCTTCAGCGTCATCCGCTGCAGATAGGTCAGCGTCGATCCGATTGCCTGGATCGCATTCTTCTCGCCGCTGTGATCGGCGCCGGCTGAGAGGCTGTTCTCCTCGCTATGGCCGTCGCGGTGCGAGATCACGCAAGTGATCGTCACCTTCTCGCCGTCGCTGTTGGAGCGGAAGCGGTAGGCCAACCCATGGCGCGCCAGGACCGGGCCGACCGCGCGGGCGATCTCGGCCAGATCCTCATGGCGGTAGTGCTTGCTCCCAATACTGGCGATCTGGGTCTTCGCGATCACCGGGAGCTCGGCTTTGGCGGCTGTCAGTGCGGCTTCAAAAGCGCAGCGTGCATCGTCCGCCCGGCTCCGCTCGTGCAGATCGATCAGCTGAGACAGCACATGTTCGTCGACACCGCGGTCGAGAGCGGAACTCAACAGGCTCATTGGGGTGATCGTCGGGGCAGGGTGCAGCTCGGTGAGTCGAGCGCCTGCGGAGGAGCGCCGACGGCGCAAGGCGCTGGTCATCGCTTGGTCCCCCGGATGAGAGACACAGTGCGACCCGGTCCGAACCACCAGGTTCGGTATGCCTGGGCGAGCTCGGCTGGGCTGAGCCGGGATGTCGAGGGCAGGGGCTTCAGGGGGGCCTCGTAGGGGAGCGTCGGCGAGGACACGATGAGAGAAAGCGACAAAGTGCGGTGCATCGTGACCCCCTCAGTGAAGCTGCTGACGGGCGAGGGCGGTCGCGGGAGCTTCGTTCGGCGAGGTGTTCGTCGCAGCGGTGCCGATATGGTCGCGAAACAGCCCGGCGCGGCCTGGCGGCATGAGGGCCTGCAACCGCTGAAGCGCCGCCAGTTCGGCCCTGGCCTCCGCCCATCCGCGCCTAAGGGACTGAGACAGTACCTGGCGCCTTTGCGCCCGGCTTTGCAGCCCTGAAAACCGAGGGCCGGCCTGCCGCATGGCGTAGCGCAGGATACCCGGCTTGTAGAAAATGAGCTTGTTCTTGAACTCCAGGATCAGGGTCAT